CATCAAAATTGGACTGTTAATCAGCAGTGCCGGAATGATGTTTGGCGGCGATAAAAGCATTATGATGCAGAACGCAGAAAAAGCTGTGTACTGCTCTACAGACGTGTATACGTCAAATAAGAATCACAAGGTACCCGATCTTGCAGGCCAAGTTAATAATTAAAGATGAATGTAACGTCAAAATAGAAGGTGTAGAAATTGGTACTCGTAAGAAACTGGTTGACCGGTTCAAATACGAAATACCCGGAGCTCGTTATCAACCAGCGGTGCGACTGGGACGCTGGGACGGCAAGGTCAGTTACTTCAGTCTGGGCGGCAGTAGTTATATCAACTTGCTGCCCGAAATCATTCCCATCTTAGACGGGGATGGCTATGACATTGAACTAGTGGATCTACGTGAATACAACAACACCATTGTATTTGATACCATTGCCGAAGACACGTTCGCACACAAGTCGTGGCCAGTGGGTCATACACAGGCAGGCCAACCTGTACTATTGCGAGACTACCAAGTTGAAATCATCAACAACTTTCTAGCCAATCCTCAGAGTGTACAGGAAGTGGCCACAGGTGCTGGTAAGACCTTGATGACTGCGGCCCTGAGTTTGATGGCCGAACGCTATGGACGCAGCATTGTGATTGTGCCCAACAAGGACCTGGTGCGACAAACCGAAGCCGACTATCGCAACCTGGGCCTGGATGTTGGGGTCTACTTTGGCGATCGCAAAGAATGGGGTCGCACACATACTATCTGTACTTGGCAAAGTCTCAATGTGCTGCTAAAGAACACACAGGAAGGCACAGCAGAATGCACCATTGGTGAGTTTGTTGAAGGTGTACAATGCGTCATGGTCGACGAAGTACACATGGCCAAAGCAGATGCACTCAAGACCTTGTTAACTGGTGTGTTTGCACAGGTACCCATACGCTGGGGATTTACAGGCACTATTCCCAAAGAGGATTATGCAGCAGTCAGCATCTACTGTAGCCTTGGCAACGTTGTGGGCAGACTCAGCGCCAGCACACTACAAGATGCAGGACACCTGGCACAGTGCCATGTCAACATCGTACAACTCTTAGACGGTGTAGAATATAAAGATTATCAAAGCGAACTAAAATATTTGGTAACTAATACAGAGCGCTTGAGTTATTTGGCAAGGCTCATTGAAAAGATCAAAGAGGGAGGCAACACCCTAATCCTAGTAGACAGGATTGAAACAGGAAAGATATTACAAGCAGAACTCAGCACCTTGTTTAGCCTGCTCAGTGACAAGCCCGATGTTGTATTTGTAAACGGCGGAACTAAGGCCACATCAAGGAAAGAGGAATACGATGAATTTGCGACTGCTACTAACAAGGTTTTTCTGGCGACTTATGGTGTGGCCGCTGTGGGTCTTAATATTCCTCGTATTTTTAATCTGGTTCTTCTTGAGCCCGGAAAGAGCTTTGTTAGGGTTATACAAAGCATTGGGCGAGGCATTAGAAAAGCGGAGGATAAAGACCATGTCGAGATATGGGACATCACAAGCAACTGCAAGTTTGCGAAAAGACACCTCACAAAGCGTAAGGCCTTCTACAAGGAAGCGAATTACCCGTTTACTGTCGAGAAGGTAAACTGGCGGTGATAGAGTACGTGCAGACTGGTAGGAGTCTTGGTTCAAATATCATTGTACTATCTACCCTACTTGATGCCAATGTGCCAATATCACTTACTGTAGGTACTGACAGTCCAATTCCTAGTTTGTTAAAACTGTTTGACATAGGCGACAACAAAATCAAAGTTAATACAGTAACAGCTGACCAATTGGATTTCACCCTACATCACGACCAATTGTTATGTGATTATGCTAAATTTTTCAGTCCTTACATTACACATGACAAATTCAAAAATCAAAACAAAAAGCCCTGCATTGGAATTGCCTGTGACAATAATGGATTTCAATCCAGCTACGATTCAAAAGAATTTCCGTTTAATAGATACCATGCAAAATCAGATTGGATGCAGCTTATTTGTTATCTGTCAGAGAAGTACGACATCATAACATTTAATCAGATGCAGCTTACAGTTGAGGATAAAGCACGATTAATCTATGACTATTGCGATGCAGTGATTGGATACGAAGGCGGTATCATGCACTTGGCACACTGTCTGCAGGTTCCTGCTATTGTGTTCTACTGGCCCATTAATGAACAAGGTACAGAGTCCACTGAATACCTGACAGATGCCAAACAAATAGCCAACAGTGATGTGCATGGGAGATGCCAACAACTGCACATGGATTCTAAAACTTGGTTTGTGCATGATCCAAAAGAACTTGTTGCGATGTCGTATTACCAGCTAAATTGCAAAATAAATGAACTAAAGCAAGGACAAGGAAACAATATTTTTTTAACCGACGAGATAAAGGTTGACTTTGATCGTCTGTTGTTATATCATAAGACTAATACAAATCCAGAGAATAACGGCCCTTATGTGGGACCTTATTTTACTGAATTTGAGAAGACCTTTTTAAAGAAATACATTGTACCACAAATAAATGAGAATACTAACACTACAAAACCAAGCCTATGAGCTTGATGAAATCCCTAATGAAGTTGATGAACTCAATTTCTGCGTACTAGATAACAGCAACCCCAAGGAACCTGATTACTTTTACATACCCCTAATCTTTATGGAGAGCTTCAACAGTCCTGCCTTGGTATTGAAGATTGGCAATCACATTGTCAAGATGCCCGTAGACTGGCAGTTACTAATTGGCGAAAAAGATGTAGGCGACCTTGAAGTAGTACCCTTGACCAGCATCAACGATCGCGGATTCAGTGCATTTGCCTTCAATCCCAAGACCAGTTTCAGCCCAGACTTTTATCCAGTAGAGATTGTGGACATCTATCAAGACGTCAAATGGTATTTCCCCAAACTGAAACCTGGCCAAATGTTGGCAGTACCCCTGGAAATGAACAAAGAAGGTCCCATGTGTGTTTACTTTGTTAAAGACATCAGTCGTCAAAGCGAAGTAGTAGATTATTCAAGGGTGTGGTAATGCAACATAACGAACTATTGCCCGGTGTAGAAATTATCAAACATACCAAGTATGCAGATGAACGCGGTGACTTCTGCGAACTGTGGAAAAGCACAGATAAAATGCGTGGTGATTTTAGGCAGTTGAACATTGCCACCAGTTGCCACAATGTGCTGCGTGGTATGCACAGACAGGATCAAACCAAATTGGTCATGCCCATTAAAGGTAGAATTTACGATGTGGTACTAAACCCAGAATCTGGTGCTTGGTGTGCAGTCACCTTGGACGGCAACACAGCACTACTGATTCCGCCTGAGTATGCACACGGATATCTTGTCATAAGCGATGAGGCAATCGTACAGTACATAGTCGACGCTCCTTACAACAAGTCGGCTGAGGAAAACTTTAATTGGAGTAGATACGATATTCAATGGCCATTAACCGGCGAACCTGTCATGTCAGATAAGGACAAATACAATGACTAGTGTATTTGAAAGTCCCGACAAGGGTGTTACAATATACTCACGTGAAGCAGGTACTACAAACCGTGCAACAGTACGAGAAGATCCTAGTACAATAGAACAAATTCGTGAGTCTATGATATGGGGCCAGATTCGTCGCAGCACACACCCAGCAATGGTAGAATACCGTGAACGTTGTGTGGAACTTTACCACTTACTGAAAGGCCAAAATGGCAGGCTCCCTAGATAAATTATACATTGGCTATGAGATGGAACAGTTCGACAAGAAGAACAGAAACTTCTATGACGAACTATCGGACGAAGAAAAGAAAAAGTTCAGTCCGTTCCTGATGATACGGTGGGGTTCGGATGTGCAGGGCAGCAATGACATGCAGGCCTACTACTTGATGAGTCTAAACGAAAGACTGAACAAGAACTTCTTTGACATCAGTACAAGCCAGCACAAGAAGTTTCAATGGCTACTAGCAACCACAGTAAGTCCAGGCATGGGCAAACAGCATCACAAGTGGCTGGCAGCAAAGAAAAAAGATAGTGCAAACAACAAAGCAGAAAAGTTTTTGGCAGAGCTATACCCAGAATTGAGATACGATGAAATTAAACTACTCGCCAGAATCAATAGTAAAGATGATCTCAAGCAACTTGCAAGAGCACACGGGTGGGACGACAAACGAATCAAGTCCGACCTATAAGTGCCGTTACTGTGACAAACTATTTCGCAAGGAAACTACGCTTGCGTCACATCTTTGTGAGCAAAAACGCAGAGCGCAACAACAAAACGAAACAGGAGTTCAGTTTGGATATAGAGCCTACAATCAATTCTACCAGTCAACACAGTCATCCACCCGCAGCAAGTCTTACGAGGATTTCGCTGCTAGTCCTTATTATAGTGCTTTCATTAAGTACGGACGATATTGTGTGGCTATACGTGCTATCAATTTTACTAGTTTTACTACCTGGCTCTTAAAGAACAACAAGAAACTAGACTATTGGTGTCGAGACAGTCTATACGAACAGTGGATGTTGGACTACTTGAAAAAGGAAATGCCACAGGATGCCATGGAACGTGCCATCAAGGAAATGACAGAATATGCAGAAGCACACCCTGAACTCAAGAACGGTTTTAACGACTATTTTCGCTATGCTAATGTTAATAGGATATGCCATCACATTGCAAGCGGCCGCATTAGTCCTTGGGTTATATTTAATTGCGATAGTGGAGTGGCCTGCTTGGAAAGAATGGATGAAGAGCAGATTGCCATGATCCTGCCCTATATTGATCCCGACACTTGGCAGCAAAAGTTAAAAGACTACGCAGAAGAATCGCAGTGGTGCAAAGACATACTAAAGGCAGCAGGACTATGATTTATGTAAATGGCGATAGCTACACCGTTATGTCAGGCGGAAAAGTCTACAGTGACTATCTTAAAGAAAAGTTAAACACAAAATCTATCAACGCAGGGATTCCAGGGTCCTGTAATTCTCGGATATTTAGAACTAGTCTAAGAGATCTAATAGAATTAAAAAAAACAGAAAAAGATATTACTGCGATAATATCGTTGAGTTTCACCATCCGGTCAGAAGTATGGGATGAAAATATACAACCCACTAAGTGGAAAAATTCCAATGATGGGGGATTTGCAAGTTATCAATTTGTAACTGGACTAGATTGGTTGAGCTCTACAGTTTTCCCATCCGAGCTAAAATCCTATGCTAAAGAATGGGTAACACAATATAATATTGAGGCAGAAACTACTACGCTACTCCAGCAGTCAGTATTACTGAGTAATTGGTGCAAATTAAATAATGTTAGATTGATATTGTTATCATCATGTTTGCAAGAACCGGTGGATTTTAATACCCCTTTTATTAAACCATTTTACGATGAATTATTTGTTGATAAAAATGTAATAAACTTTTTCACCAGTTCTTTTGTAGATATATGCAAAGATTTTCCTAGAGTATCTAAACATATCCAAGAAATACACGGTAAAAAATATGATATTGGACATATAAACTTTCAAGGTCATGAATATTTTGCTGATTTTTTAATTGAAAATTATTTAAATGAAATTTAAATCAGACATCGATATCGATTTCCCTAACAGGGAAGAAGCACTAAAATTACTCCAGCATACGCCTGCAGGAATTATTCGTGATGGAAAACTAATCAAGCACAACACAGGGATATATGTGACAGATATCCCCACAGATCCTTTTGTGGGCTGTGCCAGCATTGATCACAAACTGGCAGAAGAACGTGGCTATGCCAAGTTGGACTTCCTGAATGTATCTTTATATACACAGATTAAGAGTGAACAACATTTGACCGACTTAATGGCACGTGAGCCAGACTGGGCTAGAATATATGATGCTGAGTTCT